GTTTCCCGATTCGCAACCCGTCAGTTGGTGCAAACTACTTGACTGCTTTGGAAATGGCCGCGAGCGTTGCTCACACCCACCAGTTTTTTGATGTGCTGTGGGTTAACTCCGGTTTGGGCGTTACGACAACGACCGAGCAAGCTATTGCAATGGCTGCTTTGCCGCCCAGAGACATCAATGGTACGACCAATGGCGAAGGATGCATGATTGCCATGTTGTTCACGGCGGCTGCGACCAACGCGGCTGCTAATTCCGGATGCACGGTTAGTTACACAAATTCGGCTGGGGTTGCCGGTCGTACAGCGACTTTAGCTGCATTGGCTGGAAGCCAAATTCCAGCAACGCCAGTGATCGGTACGCTTGTCTGGTTTAACTTGGCAGCGGGTGACAAAGGCGTTCAAAGCATTCAATCTGTCACGCTCGGTACGTCGCTGGGGGCCGGATCAATTAGCATGATGATCACGCGCGACATTGCCACGATCGGCAATCCGATCCCCAACGTCAGCGCGTCAAAAAACATCCAAAGCCCTGGCATTCGCTTATACAACGATAGTTGCATTTTGCATTGCAATCTCGCCAGTAACACTACCGCAACGCTGTACAGCGGTGAGTTGGTCATTCAGGAAAAATAAGCCATGGCCAAAGGGTTTTTCAGTTCGGATGCTGTTCCAGAAGGTTGGTTCGATGAAACGGCCAAACCCGAAGGCTGGTTCGACAATGACCTACTTAGCAGCGGGCTTAGCCAAGTTGGATCTAGCTCGAGCGCTAGTTACATAATCGGCCAAACTGTTGGAGCCAATGGTTCGGGTAGTTTTAACATTCGGCAAGCGAGTGGAGTTACTCAAACGGGCGCTTATGCTATATCGAGCGCCATCGGCAACGCCGCAACTGGAAGTTACGTTGTTCATCAAGCTGTTGGAGCCAATGGCCCTACATCGTATGTAGTTGGTCAACCGGTTGGTTCAGGTGTCACGGCAGGCTACTTGATTTTTGAAGTTGTGGTTTCAAACAGCTCTGGATCGTATTCAATAGCCAGTTCTGTAGGCACTTCGCTGGGGGCAAGCTATTTAATTCCGTCCACGGTCGGCGTTGATTTGTCGGCGGGCTACAAAATATTGAGTAACGTAAGTTCGGATGGCGCAACGCAGTACGCTATTTTTTCGTCTGTTGGCAATGAACAAGCAAGCGCCTATGGCGTGAATTCGGTAGTCGGTTTAAGCGGTAGCGCAACGTATGAAGTATTTGACTATGCATCCGAAATCGCGGCACTTCAGGCGCAAATCGTCATATTGCAAGCTCAATTGGAAGCAGCAGGGACGGGTACCGGATCGACCTATTACGGCGGCGGTGCAAACGCCGAAAGGTTAAATCAGATCAACATTAAAAAGCGGCAAGAACAAGGTCTGATTAATCAGAACAATGCGGTTTTGCTGGCGTTTGCCAAAGAGTTTGCGACAAGAGAGTTTACCAATGAGCACTAGAAAATGCCTTGATGCTGCTATTAATCTATCGACCGACGACACAGATCGGTTTTTAGAATTAAAAAGCATTTACAAGCAAAATGGCATGGACGAAACGGAAAGTAGCCAGGCCGCTGCAACTGATCTTATTGCGGAGATTGCGAGCGAGCGCAAAAGCCTGTTGAGTAGCATCTCTGAGTCGGTGCCTGAATCATTATCGGCAAAGATCAAAGACTATCTGACCATGGACCTTTTCGGGGAGGGGTATAAAGAAGATTTAGTTGATCAAGCACGACGCGCTGAGAGTCAGCCGAATGGGGATTTGTTTTCTCAATCATCACAAGAGTCATTGCTCACAGAAGAACCTCCGATAACTGAGGTTAAGAAAGAGGCAGCGACTGAAACTAAGATTCCGATTGAACCGTCTGGGGAATCAACTCAGAAGTCAATTGAGCAAGCATCGCCAGCGACCAAAATTGAAGACTTTGGCGAGAAAATTGAAGGTGCTAAAAAGGATGCAATTGGTCGATTCAAAGATGCGTTCGCAAAGAATGTATCCGTTGGGCAATTTGTTTCAGAGCCGTTTGCCAAGCTTTGGCCGCTTCCTGATTACGCCAAATTGCTGCAAGAAGGTTTAGATCCAATGGCGGTTGGGCTTATGCGCGCGATTCGCGAGGAAATTCCCACGAAGCCACGACAACCGTATCGCGTAGCGCAATGGGCAGCTACAGCGGAAAGTCTTTACAGGATCACGTCCACCGCTCTAAATAACTCCAATACCGTTACAGCATTAATTGACGTCCTTTCCCAAACGGAACTTGGGTCAGACAGCATTTTGGTGCGCGCGGAACTTTATGCAAAAGCTGGGCAAGCGATTAGCCTTGAAGGTTACAAAGCGGTTGCACAAAGACGACTTCGGGTTGAGCCTAGTTCGCCGGCCGAACTGTACAAAACCCGCGGTGACCCAAATGCGCCCTACACAATCTATAAGTCATTGGGGACTACGTCAAATCAAATGCCACGAGTGATCGGGCGCGGAGAGAATCGAGCCGAAGCGATTGCTGCAGCTATCGCATTTGTGGCTGGGAAGCAGACTATCAATAGCGTTGATCAATCGCCTCGCAAGGAACACGCCTACGAAATATATAGCTACAAAAGTCGGCGAAATGTGTACTTTATTGGCAAAAAGGTCGGTAAGCGATTTGTTGATTTAAAGGAATTTAGTGCAACCCAGGACGCGCGTGACTATCTTAAAACCGATGAAAACATTGACGAGCTCGATCGATTGCTTGATCAGGCGAAATTTATACCAAGCGAACGCCGCGAAAGCAATCAAGATCGTATAGGTTCTGATCATCGCAAAGGGAAAAACGTAACGCCGGAGCAATTTCAGTCCGCATTTGGTTTTCGAGGTGTGCAGTTTGGCGAATACGTTGAACAGAAGCGCCGACAAGAAGACTTGAATCAAGCGTTTGACGCTCTGCAAGACTTGGCGTTGGTACTCGGAATTCCGGCGAAAGCTTTGTCATTGAACGGTGAACTTGCTTTAGCGTTTGGGGCTCGGGGTGGCGGCGGTAAAAATGCTCCGTCAGCACATTATGAGCCCGATAAAATTGTTATTAATCTTACCAAATCACGGGGCGCAGGCAGTTTAGCGCACGAGTGGTGGCATGGCCTTGATAACTATTTTGCGCGCATAGGCGGTAAACCGAGCGGCATGGCCACAGAAACGCAACGTGGACGCTGGCCGAGTACCATTCGCGCGGAAATGCAACTGGCATATCAAAAAGTGATTGATGTTGTTTCCAATAACAACTTCGAGGTCCGTTCGAAAGAATTGGATTCCTTTAGAAGCAAAGACTATTTTTCGTTGGTTCCTGAAAAGACGGCGCGTGCGTTTGAGCAATATGTTATCGAAGCCGCCCGATCAGTCGACAATACCAATGATTACTTAGCAAACATTGTTACTGCAGAAATGTGGGACGCCGAGCAGCAAATGCAGGCGTCTTTTACTGGTAAATCGGTCAAGCCCTACCCTTATGCTTTGCCCGAGGAAATTCCAGCAATAAAGGAATCGTTTGATACCTTTTTTGCGACCATTCAAAGTAAAGAAGAGGGCGATAAAGTCGCTCTTTTTTCAGTGACCAACACTGAATTTGCTCGCGATTCTTTAATTGAATTTGTGTCTGATCCAGAAGTTTTTCGGTATCCAAAATCAAAATCAAAAAACCTGAATCGTGTGTTTGAAGATATTGATCCACGTATTGAATTTGTTGGTGACGTAACCGCTCCGGATGAGGAAAGCGAGTCTGGTGCTGAATCAAAGTTGTTATACAAAGATGGCAACGGCAAAAATTTTTATGTTTATCGAAACGGATCAGAGGTTTGGGTTGACCTAAGCCGATTAGACCTTGGTTCGCAAGGTAGCGCAATTTACGCTGGCATCGCTAATTGGGCGTTCAACGACAATTTAGTGTTTGTTGAAGATCCCGCAGGGCTATCCCCTTTTGCAATGCGTCGTCGTACGGAAATGATGCTGTCCAGCGCCTTAAAAATGGGTTCAACAAAGCATCTTGCGCCAGGTAAAATGCAAAAGAAAGGTGATGACAAAATAGGGGTGGTTGGGTTAAAATGGAGGGATGGCGACGATGCATTTAACCTTGAATCTTTACTAAAAACCGCTCGTGATAATTCAATATCAGCTATCCCCGAAATCAGCCAAATACGGTACGACTTTGGATCTGGAAGCTTTGTCAATCGAGATACAGAAAACGCCGTCTCTAATGACGAGTTTAAGCGCTGGAGTGAGTCTGCTGCTGGTCGTCAAAATTCTCTTGGCGTCTCGACTCTTAAAAGAGCAGTTGTCATCGATACCCTTTTACGCACAGAAAGCTTTGCGGAATCCGGAGTTTTGGCTGGAATATTCATGGGGGTGCCCCAACGTAACGAGTCCACTGCCGGATTGTTCTATAGCCTACTTAGAAACACAGATGATAAAGCTTCGGAAAAAACCGTAGCTTCAATCGAAGAGTCAGTTGCGCAGGCGCTCAAAAAACTACCAAGCGCTCCAAATGTTGTCGTATTGCCATCGTTTGAAGAAGCGCCTCAGTCGGTCAAAGATCAGGCCGATTCACTTGGGTCGGCCGTTGAGGGGTTTTTCTTTGACGGGCAAGTGTACTTGGTCGCCAATAAACTCAAGACTCCAAGCGATGTTGTTAGGGTTTTGCTGCATGAAGTTGTTGGGCATTATGGCTTGCGCGGCGCATTTGGAAGTGATGTCAACACAATACTCAAATCGGTCGCGCGACAAAAGCCAGTTCAAGTTCGGGAAAAACTACAAAAATATCGACTCAATCCAAAAAGTGATGGTGACGTCCTGATAGCGGCAGAAGAGGTGTTAGCCGAACTTGCAGAAACAGAACCTAATAATTCATTTGTAAAGCGTTTGATTGGTTCGATTCGCCAATTATTGCGTGACCTTGGATTCGAACTTGAGTTCAACGACCAAGATTTAATTAATCAATTTATTTTGCCTGCTCGTCGGTTTGTTGAGGGGGGCGGGAAGGTTAAGAAAAATGAGGGTGCTCCGGCGTTTTCTCTATCTGAATCTGGCGATGCGGACATTTTGCATAGCCGCGTCATGGAGTACATGCCCAACGAAACGGCGGTCAAAGAACGGTTGAACGATTTTTTCAAGACGCGCCAAACCTTTAACTCGTGGTGGCATAAAACAGTTGGAACTCAATATCACAAAGCCCAAAGGTCACCTGAATTCAAAAAGGTTTATGACTTGGCTCAAGGCTTTATTGCTGGTGTTAGCCGATTCGCCAATGATGCTGCAGATCTGGCGCCAACGGTTTTGCCACGCTTTGACAAGTTTAGTGATCTCAAGCGTAAGCCAATCAGTAAAGAGGACAATGAAAAGCTTCAAAAATCGGTGTTCGATGGCACGTTGCTTTGGACGCGCGATGCATCTGGCCAACCCGTTTTAGCGTCAGATCTGAAAAAACGGTATGACGGCATGACCGTGGACCAGAAGGCGCGGGAATTGATTCGCGGTCGGCATGTTGATCACGGCATTATGAAGATGTGGCAGGGCAAGCAAATTGATGAGTTTGAAAAGCTGATCAATGGATCGTTTGAAAAGCACATCTTACCCAAGCCTGGCATTGTTTTCACGCCTAAAGAATTGCGCTCTATTTTCGGCATGACAGACGGTCAAATTGCTTTATATAAGGAATTTCGCGCAGCTACCGATAAAAGCATCAACGACTTGGCTATCACGGAAATGCTTAATAGGGCTGATGATTTGCCCAATTCCGAAAAGTCTAGCGCTTTGAGTAGTCGCAATGCTGACAGCGCAGCACTTGAGTTACGTGATTATTACTTTGACCGAGCAAACCGCGATCCTGAAAACGCGGACCGCTGGAACGATCTTGGCAATCAAATGATGACGCTTGGTGAAAAGGCACAAAGCCTGATTGATCGGGGTTATGCACCTTTGATGCGTTTTGGTAAGTATTCGGTTTATGCGACTCGGGGCGAGGAGCAAGTTTACTTTGGTCTGTTTGAGTCTGAGGCCGACGCCAACAAAATGGCGCGCGAGCTCAAACAACAAGAAGAAGGGGCCACGGTCCAGCAAGGCATATTGTCGGAGCAAAGCTTTAAGATCATGAACGGCATGACACCCGATACTCTTGAGCTTTTTGCCGAGCTAACTGGCGCGGATCGAACCGAAGCTTTTGCTGACTTTATCAAGTTGTCGAAAAACAATCGGTCGGCCATGAAACGCTTGCTTGAGCGTAAGGGCGTGGCCGGTTTTAGCACTGATGCGACTCGCGTATTGGCTTCATTTATCACGTCAAACGCTCGCGGTGCCTCGGGTAACTTGCACATGAACTTGATGCGTGAGGCCGCATCCAACATTGACAAACAGTTGGGTGACGTCAAAGACGAGGCCATTAAGTTGATGGACTACGTTCAAAACCCGATTGAAGAAGCCGCAAAGATACGTGGCTTGCTGTTCTTTCAGTACATCGGTGGCTCTATCGCGTCGGCCATGGTCAACCTTACTCAACCTTTGACGATGACTGTGCCTTACCTAGCTCAATTCATAGGCACTCGCTCGGCGGGTAGCCAGTTGGCTTCAGCCATGAAAGACGCGCTTTCAAAGAACTTGAATGACAAAACTTTACAAAACGCGGTTGAGCGTGCTGAGAAGGACGGTATTGTTAGCCCGCAAGAGATTCACCAGTTGCAGGGTGAAGCATCACGGCAGTTTGGTAACAAAATGTGGGTTAGGCGTGGGTTGTTCATATGGGGTTCGCTATTTGGGCTGGCTGAGCAATTTAACCGGCGCGTAACCTTCATCGCGGCCTACCGTGCGGCTGTTGAGACAAAGCAGGCCGACCCATATCAATTTGCGGTCAATGCCATTGCCGAAACGCAAGGCGTGTACACAAAAGCGAATAAACCCAATTGGGCTCGGGGCGCACTCGGTTCGACGCTGTTCACGTTTAAGCAGTTCAGCATCAGCTATTTGGAATTCTTAAAGCGCTTGCCGCCCAAGGAACGCGCACTGGCATTGGCAATTTTAGTTGTTGCATCAGGTGTGCAAGGCTTGCCATTTGCCGACGATCTTGACGATTTGATCGATACGATCGCGCAAGCCATGGGTTATGCGTGGAACAGTAAAGAGCAGAAAACCAAGTTTGTTAGTCAGATTGTCGGGCGCGACGCTGCTGAATTCGTCTTGCGCGGTGGATCTGCTATGCCAGGATTCCCGATTGACGTTGCTGGCCGTATGGGAATGTCCAACCTATTGCCAGGCACAGGCATTTTGCTAAAGAGCAAAACCGACAAGACCGGCGACTTGCTGGATGTGCTTGGTCCCGCCGGTGGCGTCGTTCGCGATGCAATCAAGGGAGAGTTTTTGCCGATTGCCTTTCGAAACGCCGCAAAAGGCGTGGAAATGGCTTTCACGGGCTACTACAAAGACGGAAAAGGCCGCAACGTATTGCCAGTGACGGGGCTTGAGTCAATCGCCAAGGGAATCGGCTTTCAGCCGGCTGCTGTAGCGCGTGAAAGTCGGTCTGTGTCGACCGCCCAACAAAACATCGCTTTGGTCAAGAATGTTGAGGCTGACATTGCTGACGATATGGCTCAAGCGCGCATTGAAGGTAGTGACGATAAGTTCAATAGGGCTCGTAAGAAATTGCAAGACTGGAACAGCAACAATCCAGAGTCCAAGATACGGATTACGCCGGAGCAAATTGCGCGACGCATCAAAGAAATAAAGCTCGGTCGGGCTGAGCGCATTATTAAGGCAGCGCCAAAGGAATTGCGCAACCAGACGCGCGAGGCTGTACTGCAATGATGATCGAAGACGCCCTTATTAATGAAGCAAAAAAGTATTATCAAGACCTGAAAGGGAAAGGTGCGACTAGGGATGCGTTTGTAGTGCAGAAAGTCGTAGCTAGGCTGCAGCGTTACTTGCGCGAACAGCGAGCACCCAAGAAAAAGCGCGAGCCCCAAGAGGCTGAAAGGTGCGAAAAGGTGTAATCGTTGTAGACTACGGCTTGTAGGAGAAAGCCGCTCAAGTCTGTACGCTGAAATTACGCTTTTGCTATTGTTTCTCATAGTGCAGCGTGGTGCCCAGAAGAGGACTCGTTTATTGTTTTACAGCATATTTCGAGGTCTTCGCACTTGTTGCTGGTTTTGCACGGTAATCGGGTTTTCATAGGGGCAATCCTTGTATTGTCCGAGTGTTTTTAATAAACACTTGCGTACTTGCTACAACATATTACATGATTCGCTACGCTAAATTTACGCTTGCGAACCATGAATGTGCAAAAGCTTCCTTCCGGAAAATACAAAGCCGAAGTCCGACACCGCGGCTTTTATCGATCCCAAACCTTTGAACGAAAGAAGCTTGCAGAAGATTGGTGGGCTCGCACTGAGGCAGAATATTTAGCCGGTAAGCGCGGACAGCCTTTGCATAAAACATTAGGTCAAGCGTTTGCCAAATACGCCCAAGAGGTGAGCCCAAAGAAAAAAGGCGCTCGATGGGAGCAAATTCGGCTTGCGAAATTGGGCCGAGATGAGTTTTTATCGAATACCTTAATGAATGACCTGACCACGACCGTCCTAGCTAAGTGGCGTGATCGTCGGTTGACTGAAGTTGGTCCAGGTTCGGTGATTCGCGAATTGACATTGATCCGCTCGGTGATTGCCAAAGCCCGCGAGGAATGGCGATGGATCCCGACGAATCCATTTGTGGGATTAGAGCGGCCTACGGCACCAAAGCACCGCGATCGACGAATTGCCGAGCAAGAAATACAAGTGATTGTTGAGCTCTTAAACTACCGTGAAGGCTTGGAGTTTGGCGAACAACTAGCCACACCCTCACAGTTGACGGCTATCGCGTTTTTGCTGGCGCTCGAAACCGCGATGCGCGCCGGTGATGTTTTGTCGATCTGGGGGGTGGCGCCCAGCAATAGTCATGCTTGGGTCGATTATGCGGCAAGGGCTGTCTATCGCCCTGTTTCCAAAAATGGTGACGCTCGTAGCATCCCTTTGTCGATGCGCGCAATTAGCCTTCTTAAAATGATTCACCCGACATATTTCCAGGCGCTATCGGCCGGATCGAGAGACCAGTTGTTTAGGCGTGCGGTTAAGAGAGCGGGAATCGTCAACCTCACTTTCCACGATTCGCGGCATGAAGCAACCTGGCGCCTTGCCAAAAAACTCAACGTACTCGAGCTAGCAAAAGTGCTCGGCGTTCGAGATCCAAAGACGCTAATGATTTACTACAACCCGTCGGTGACGGAACTGGCGGATAAATTATTGTAAAATGATTTTGTGGAGTAGCGCAGTCTAGGAGCGCGTCGGCCTCATAAGCCGAAGGTCGCTGGTGCGAATCCAGCCTCCGCAACCATCACCTTTTTTATTTGGCTAGGCGACGACTGTTTCTAGCATTTGCTTTTCTCTTATTCTATTTTCTGCGTGAAAACGGCAAAGAAAAAGGCAAGCCAGAAAGCTTGCCTTTAGTGAACTCGACAGCTAAAGCTATCTTGCCCGAGTGAGGGCTTGATGATGCGATGCGTCTCCAAAAAAATCAAGAGTTTTTGTTACGCCGAAACGCACTCAGTCCTAATAAGCCAAGCCCTAAGAGTGTTGCGCTTGCTGGTACTGGTACTTGAGTGCCAAGCGGAATCGGCCCAACGCGCGTGAAAACTGCAGATGTATCGTATTGCTGCCACAAGTTTGCACCACCATCTATGGTGCCCCAAAATTCAACTGCTGGGTTGTTTTCGAAGAACTGTATTGCGGCCGTGAAGTTTTGGGAATCAAATAACCTTGGTGGGTTACGTGTGCTCATGAAATAGTCATTGTTCTGCGTGAATAGATTGGCTTCGGTGAATACTTGCCCGCACACGTTGAGCTCTGCATCGAGCAATGTCCCTATTGAAAACGGAGTCCTACCTTCGATGTACTGCGCAAACCCTGTGACTTGAGCGCAAGGGTACGCTGCCGGCAGTGGGCTTGCTGCGCTTCCTAAGTTTGTTGATGGAATGGCGATGTCCCATGTCCAAGTTACGGTTCCGGCGCTTGCCCCCATTGAAACCATTGCTGCGATTGATGCGATTAAAAGCTTTTTCATTGTTGCTCCATTTGGTTGAGTTCGTAGAGTACCGCTCTACGTCGGGTTTGTAATCATCAATATTGGTGAGTCGAATTTGTTTACAACTGAGTCCGGTCTATTACTGTGTTGAGCGCGTCATTCAACAATCTAATGCGATTGGCAATGCCGTACAAGTCGTTTTCGAGAGCGCACCGAGGGTTTCCCCCAAAGTTGGCTGGGAGCGGGTTTTCTGGTTGGATAGCGCACATGACGATAGCGAGTTTTTGCTCTAGGGTTGAGCATGTCTTTTCAAGCGAGTCTAACTCTTGGTCAACTTTGCGAACAAAGAGAGGGATTCCGGCCTGCTGTATACATTCCTCTCGCTGTGGGTTGTCGCCAAACCCAATGCTGCCCAATTGGGGGTTGTAATTTTCGGCTGGTATGCCGGTGAATACTTTGTTCATTTAATACCTTTCTGTGGTTGTTGGTGAATCATCAATATTGGTGAGGCGTTAATCGTTTGGTCGGTTTAGTGATTTAGACATAACCCCTTTGACGTGACCGAGTTCCTTTTTTGCCTTTTTGCGCGACTGCACAGCAAGGTGTGCTTGATAGCAGTGCTCGCACTCTTTGCCGTGTATTCCGTGCGTTATTTTCTCGTATAGCAGGTCGTCGGGTGCCTCGCGCGAGCCTTCAATCGGCGTGTACCACTTCGACAAGTGACTGTCAGGGTTGCCGTTTTTTAACGATCCAATAGTTTCGACGCGCTCAATCCTTGCGTCCAAGCATTTGCCCAAGTGATCCCTAATAAGTGCGGTTGCGCGCTTTATCTCTCTGTTCCATTCCGAGTACGCATAAACAAGACGTAGCGCAGTTTCGGGTTTTAGCTTTCCGGTCATTCTCCGCTCGCTTTCTGTTGGTAAAACAAAGGTGATCCATCGTCGTGGATGAAATGCGCTGGCAATCCATCGCGCAAGCAATAAGGCACGGCATATTGCTTGATGTTTCCGCACTCGCACAAACCGGCCCCGCTGCAAATTGGCTTTTGAATAAACCCGTCCGAGCAAGATAATTCGCCATTGCGATATGACTTGCATTGCGCGGCGTTGGGTGTGGTTTCACTCATTCTTCGCTTACCTTTCTAATTGGCGCGACCGGCTAGGCAAAGTGCTTAGACCAAATCTGGTCAAGCTTCTCGGCTTGTTTGTCTGACATGCCCGTCGTGTCTTTTGCAAACCGTTGCAGGCTCTCGATAAAGCTTGCCTCCCAATCGCTTAGGTCAGGAGTGCCAAGCATCCCACTTACCTGAGTAAGCTTTTCTTTTTGAGATACTTGGCGCATGTTATTTGTTCGCTACGCAAGCACGTTGCTCGTAAAGTCTTTGGGCTAACAAGTAGCCTTCTAACTCCCAAATTTTTTCGCGGGCTTTTTCTTCGCTTACTTTGCGGCCAATTTCCTCGTTGAAGTTTTCTTTGCTCACTGCCGAACCTTCGCCGCGCACAGTAAACCCGTTGCGCAGGGTAAGTTCACACACCATCGTTTTGCCGGACGGCATGACGGTATAAGTTGCACTAACAATGACCGCATCAATATCGGCTGGCCGAAGTCGTGGCGCATTAAGATTTAATTCGTTGATGCGCTGTTCTAAGTTTTGTTCGTTGTCCATCTTTACTACTCCTAGTTATGCCCAAGCGGGCGGTTAAACAAAAATATCAGCATTGCAAGAAGGGCATTTAATATATTCAACCAAATCGCGCCCACCACCGTAGTCAGATATTGTTTTTTCTCTGACTTCTTTTTTTGCATATTCCACAATGCTTGCGCAGTGATCGCACGTCACTCGCTTCAATGCTGATTGATCTTTGCCGACAACTGTTGCCATTTAATTTCCTTTCATGCGCTATGCGCTATGCGCTAATCGTTGGTCGGGTAACAAAGAAAGCAATCTGTTAGCTCATCGACGCGGTTGTGTGATGGATTACCCGTTGTCCAATACTGCCGAATTTCATAAAGAGGCACAGGCGAATCGTTAAAACCCATCTTTGTGTAAGCCTCGTTTGAGTCGCCTTCGCTTTCGCCCAGTTTGGTGTAACTGCCGAACAGAACAAGTTCATTGCCATGAGCCAAGCGCAAGGCTTGAATTACTTCTAAGCTTGTTTTTATGTTCTTGTAATCTTGCATTGCTTAAAATCCTTTCACGCCATTGCTGGCTGCTGTTGTTTAATGCGTGCTTATGCTATTGAGCTTGCTTATTTCGGGGTAAAAGTCTGGTGGTGGCATTAGCTTTCCGCTCGGCGTTCGCCAATGCCATTTCATCCCTATTGATGCGCGTTTAACCGGCCATCCGTAAAACTTATCCCTAGCGTGCTCAAGCAAATCTTCTTCGACGCCTCGGTAAAGATAGCCGCCACACTCCATGGAAAGCCAGTGGCAAACCTCATCGCACTGCACGCATCTTTTGTATCGACGAATGGTTCCATCAAATTTTGTGACGTGCACCACGTATCGCTCACCAATGTTGATTTGCCTCCGGCACTCACAGCATTTGTGCGGCTTTCGAGCAATCGGTTTGCTCTCGCGCAAAACCGTTACCATTTCGTCGCCATCACCTATAGAGCACATTTAATTTCCTTTCACGCCATTGCTGGCAAAACTATTGTTTAATGCGTGCTTTTGTTTGCTTCGGCAATCACAGATTCGGCGTTTAGTGCGCAGCTCTGCGCCATGAGTTGGATCACTTTTGTCGCGCGCTTCGCCCCAAAGTCCGCAAGCATCGCCCCAAACAACGAAGCAATAACGCTTGCGTAAAACTGGGTTTTTTCATCTTCTGACAATTTGTCTAAAAACTTCCCAGTGATCGGCATTACCAATTGGTTCCAAATGCAAGCCCCTTTTTCGTAAGCGCTTTCTGGTAAGTTAATCTCTCTGATGTCTTGCATTTTTCTTGCTCCAAATCTGTTAAAAAACTTTCACGCTTAAAGCGCTAAACCGTGTTGTTGTACTAACTTTTCTAGTTCTGCTTTTTGCAAATCGTTGTACTCGCGCGCTGTTTTAAGCGGGAGAGAAGGGGATTGATTAAACTCTGTTTCAATAATCCAGCTACCAAAAGACGTTACCGAATATCTGCCGAATCCGTGGTTTTGCAATACGCCAAGCTCGCAAAGTCTTTTAACTTCCTCTTTCGGTAGTGAGTAGCCTTCGGAGTCGCTTGTTTGTTGCTCAAACTCGAATAGAGCATCGAAATCAGCGGGCGATAGAAACTGAGTTTTTAAAACTGTATTTTCGTTGTTCATGCGTTCCCCTCTCGTTCTGTTTCCACCGTGGAAACACTGTTAAAACTGCTAAAAAAATATGGTGTAAAATCAACGTGTTGCATTGCTTCGCCTCCGTAGCTCAGTGGATAGAGCAGCCCCCTAGCAAGCCCGAAACGCTTCACTCAGGAACCCCGTTCCATTCGCGACCATCTAACAATCGGCCTGCTTTATTTTTGCCGACTTTGGTCATTGCGTAGACATTGACTTCGCGAAATAATCCGCTTCGAATCCAAGATGGTTTTTGTGTGTGGCCATCAACAAAAACCCAGTGGGCTTTGTTGGTGTTCATGTTGCTGTCGTGGTGACCATTCGCGGTGCTGGCAATTTCCCATTCGCCCCATTGCTTAAATAAAAACGCGACACCCTCATCTGCGCATTGGTCACGAATCGACCGAGCCCAATCGGGGTGCATTGGCCTTGCTTGTGGCCCAGATTCGCCCCCAACAATCACCCAATCAAGCTTGTAGTCCGCTGCGTCTTGGCCGTGGACAATGCCATTAGTCATGCGAAGATCAATTGCGCCAAGCATGGGCTCTATCGACAAAAATCGCTTGGCTGCTGGAACTTTCAACAGTTTAGGAATATCTCTGTCGGCTTCTTCTTGGTTGCAGATCGTGGCCCCAATCCAGACGTTCGGCCATGGCCATGCGATTGGATGCGCTGCCGCGTCGATCATCTTTGCGGCGTTGCCGATGCGCTTTGTTAGCAATAACCAATCCAAATGAGGCGTCGATAAAATGAGGTTAAACAGATCGCGCCGCCATTGCTCGGGCACCTCATTGTCAAATACGTCTGCAAGACTTGCACAAAATACGCGCTGCCTGACGCCAAGGCGCTCGGCCTCACGGTTCCACTTAATCGGATTTTGCCAGTTTGCCGCCGTGGTTCGGCTTCGCTGAGCACCTTGACCCCATTGCACCTGACCGCTGCGCTTAGCCCAAGACTCTGCGTAACAGTGGTCGCACGCTGGCGAAACTTTAGTGCATCCGACCCATGGGTTAAAGGTGTGGTCAGCCCATTCGATTTTTGTGTTTTCACCCATTTTGTACATCCACTTGTTCGATTTCTAAAAACTTGAGCACCGCTTGTTTAGGCCAACGTAACGGCTTGCACCCAGGCAACGGCTTTGGAAAGTTCTCTTGCTTTGCGAGTGAATCGCGAACTTGGCGCTCAGTCATGCCGACGATTTTCGCAATGTCATCGGCTTGCAAAAAGAATGTTTTTTTGTTCATTTGATGTTGCTTTCTGGTTAGTTCGTCAACCGTAGAAATCCACTGGATTCACACTCTTGCAAGACTGTTTTGCCGGACGGCAAAAGTATTTGACCGAGGAACGCGCCCTCGAAAGTCAACATACCAACCTCGATAGCGGTCACTTGCCCTTTGATCCAGTCGCGCAAAATGGAGCACACACTAATCTTGGCTTGCGCCATAGCTTTGCGCTCGTGTTCGACTTGCGTGCAACGTATGCGGCTTGAATACGGATGTTGCTTTAACCATGCCGCTGCGTAGCCGTGATAGCTGGCAACAACAGAAACATTGCGCTTTCGGTAAGTGAACTGGACCATGACTTCGCCAAGCTCAGTGTTGGTCATGGTCCCGAACGTAGTGCAGCCGAACTTGGTTAAAATTTGGCTCAGATCGTCAAGCGCCTTCATACCTGATGTGGCTGTTTCGTAGGGTAGTGGCATTTGCCTATTCCTTTGCTAGTCGTGCTTTTATATTCAAGTTCATACGGACATCCATTCATCATCAGTAAGCTGCGGGCGTGGATCGCGATACCCGTCAACCCTACATTTTTGTTGTGGCATCAATATTGATGGGTGAGCCTTTGGTCTTGCGATAGCGCACTGCGGACAATAAACACCAAACTTCTTTCTCAGATCTTTGCGATGTTGTCCCATCGCTTGATAGTTTTCGATTGCCTCACCCATCTGCTTGCTCCTTAATGCTTTTAATAATTTCTTCGCGCGCTTTGAGCATTTCTAGGGCCATTTGGTAAGCCTCCAAAGCTATATACCGTGCGCCGAGCGGCCTAGTATTGTGAGGGCCAGATAACAGACCAACCATTGCCGCCGCTGCAAAGTCGTCTAACAGTTCAATGTTGGCGTCGCTCATTGCATCACCCCCACAGCAAGATCACGATAAATAGTCGGCTCCCACTTTTTCAGGTGGGCCCGCATCGGTGCGCTAAAATCAATAACGACGTTGTTGACCGAATCGTAGTAATTCGAGCAAGCGCGCTGTGCAAAGTCGCCCAAGACCTTGCTAAATTGCGAGCGATCAATTGCTGCGCTTTGTGTGTGCTTCGATTCGTAGACCGAAGCCGTCATGCCTTTGATGTGATAGCGACTTTGATCATCTACGTATAAATCAGCACATAGAATGCGTGCGTCATGCTCCCCACTAAGAACGAAATCAAAGCCGGTTTTAATGCAGCGCATCAGGCAACCTCTTTTTTGTTTGCTTCGAGGTAATCTTGCACGCCGAAATAAACAGCAATACAAGCATTCACGTCGTTCATTGCGTCGTGAGCACCTTCGAGAGTTTTTTGTGTGAAGTATTCATAAGCTTCACTGAGCTTTGGCGTCTTTGAAGTATTGAAACCGGCCGCCTTCATCTTTGCCGTTGCTTCCATTTTCAGGATCGGCTTGCTCATCGTCGCTGTGCATAGCGCTGGACCACCTTTCCAAAGCACATGGTCCATGTCGTTATAACCATGACGATGCATTGCTATACGCACCATGCGGGCGTCGAAGTTTTGATTGTGAGCCAGTCGGCGAAGGATCTGGTTGTCTTTCTTCCAGAGTTCCAAAAACCGATCAAGAACTTCGCGTGCAGGGCGTCCTTCATCGAGCGCGCGCTCGGTTGTAATCCCATGAACCGCAGCGACGTCATCGGGGATCGTCCAGCCATCGGGTTTAATGATGGCGCAGAACGACTCTTTTGTTAAACGAGTCAGTGGATCAAAAACCGCGCAAGCCAACTGAACAATGTGTGGCTGATTAGGGTCGCCCCTTGGTTCGTTGTGGTTTGGGATACCGGTTGTTTCGGTGTCGTATGCAAAAAGTAGTTCGCGGGCTTCCATTATTACTTGCCCTCGCTGTTGAAGGTGCCGACCAACACGGTACTGGAGCCAACACCAGAAGTCTTTAAGACTTCGACAAACTCGGTTGCGGCTTTCGTGATCAATTCGTTCCAGCAAATGACTGATAGAACAAACTCAACTTGCGATGTTTGGCGAACCACGCCCAAACGCATCTCAAAAACGAATTCAGGCAGATTTTCAAAAAGCTGAGCGGTGCATGTAATTTTGCTTGGCAATTCATTACCGCTACCCGCTTTGGCTTCGATAGTTTCAAGCGTTGATTTTGTTGCGCTCAAATTGCCTACAGTGTGATCACTTGACTGAGTCGCCTGCAGTTTTGTATGGCGCAACGCACGGCCGATTGCGATCCCATCTTTGCCTTCGGCAAAAAACAGTTGGTAGTAATCCTCAAACAATTCGGCCGCTTCTTGCTGGCTGATGCGAACCGGTTTTTTGAATCGATCCAACAAAAGCTTTTCAGGGGTTGGCTTTAGCGCCAAGACGACACTGTTTTGATAATGGCCAAGCCCGGGATTCATTGGATCTTCGTCAAGATAGGTCGTTGCGCTCATTGAATCGCGATCAACAAATACGGTGTGCCCTTCTTGCACTTGGCGCACAAATTCATTAATAAAACTAAGCTTCAGCGCACCCCGAGGAATTAGGCGTTCACTGTAAAAATGCTCAAGTCGGCAAACTGAAAAATTGTCTGGTAGCGCTACGGCCGGTTGCTTTTCATCAATTGCGGTTTCCAAAACTTGGGCGGCTTTCATTATTGATTCAGCCGATTGTTGTCCGCTGACGGTGATGGTTTGAGTCATTGCTATTCCTTTGTGATTGGTTGTGAAATGTTGCCTGCGCGGTCAAACATCGCCAGTTGGCGCTCGGGTGCTAGGGTTAGCTTTCCGCCTTTGCCCACGTACATCGGTGTTGATCGCGAGCTCTTTTCCGACGAAGTACCGTTGAGAGTTGGCTTCTCGAATTTGATCGTGCTTGCTACAATCACTGCGCTGCTGTCGGCCACTCGTTCAAAATCAAAAACAAGAGTGACCTTGCCCTTTTTGCCGTAATCCACGGTTGCGGCGGCGGTTTGGCTTAAAGCGGCGCTTAATACTTTTCAAACACGCCCCCATCTAGGTCGCCGACGAACGATTGAACGTCGGTAGTGCTGATGGTTGATTCTTGACTCGTATCCATAGTTTTTCCTTTGAGTTAATGAATTGTTATTTGTGTTCGCCGTCGGCGGTTGATTCGGTGGTGGTCGGGTTGGATTTTCTGATGACCATTCGCCCTTTATCGAAAGCCTTGCAGCCTGGCAATGCAAACGCTGTTGTTTCGAGCTTTGCTTTAGCGCGCAACCTCGCGTTGTCAATGGTAAGCAGCGACAAAAGCTGATCAATATTTGGGCTCTTTGCAATGTGCAAAACCAAGGCTTTTAAATCGAAGCATTCGGCGTCCCAACTTTGACCAACGCCTTTAACTTTGCCTGTTTTAAAATTAGGAGCGGGCGCAGCAACAGCCATGTGAGCGGCCGTCATCGCCGATGCTGCTGTTTCGCGTTGAATGTTGGATTCAATCTCAAATCCTTCGGCTTCGGCTTGGGTTGTGGCAGTTGCCGCGCTGGCCTCGGCGCATTTTGCGGCTTGCTCGGCCTTTGCAGCAATAGCAGCTTGAGCGGCCGCTTGTCGAGCGGATTCTTCGCGTGCTATCCGCGCTTGTTCTTCTGCAAGCGCGTCTTGCTGTTGTTGGTACGCAATGACCTTGTTTTTTTCGGAAAGGATTAAAGCATCCCAACCCTTTATGAGCGGTCGAAAGTCGTCGTTTATTGCATCTACTACTTTGTTCAGCGGCCCCGTATACTGAACTCGTTTAGCCTCAAGTTGGCTGCGAATCGTGGCGTAGCGAGACAGCTCGTCTTTGACTAAATCAGCATCTTCTTTGGTTGTAATCGCAAATGTTTTTGCGAAGTTCTGCGCGCGTTGTAGCGGGCCTAATTCTTGGGCTGGGTTGATGCGCTGGATTTGTAAAGTTTCAGACATTGTTTTCTACCTTCCAATTGTGGCGAATGAGGCAAGCGAGGAACGTTGGTTCATCGCTTGCTTTTGAATAAAGTTCTAAGTGATAACTGCCGTCGGGCTTTAGTTGTATTGCGCCGCGCTTAATTTGCGAACGCGGGACACCTAAATCCGGCAACAGTAGTTTGTAACCAGCGGTTTGCAATGCTGTCGCTGGATGCAATTGGGCGACCGTTTTTAGATCCCAATTGATGACGTCGCCTGCAGCCCACGAGTTTTTTCTACTTTCAAGCATCCGTAGCACACGGTCAGGTGTTCCCGCAAAGCCGTAACGCTCGCTGGCGAACTGGCCTTCGTTGAGCAAAACCTCATAAGGGTTTTCCTCGCCAAAGCGCTTATAAGCAGAAAAAAATCCGTAGATTGTTTCTTGTATTGAGCCTTCATCTACGCCGTCTTTGTCGTGATACTCGCAAGCCAAGTGTGTCGCCACACCGATCTGCTTTTTGCGCTCAAGTATCTGCGATGGAACCATGCTGTAGTCCACCAGCGAACCGGTGATTTGGGTCACTGACGGCAGCACTTTCCCGTTTAGAGAATACTTGTGTGCAATTGGGTCGAATTGCAAAGCGCTCATGCGTTTTCAACCACCCACAACTTGACAGCATCGAACTGATCAATTGTTATCGCGTCATTGCTTGTGTACGTGCATTTAGCTGACTCAAACAGCGTGGCCAACGAAACACCCCGCGCTGCCGCTTTCGTTTCTAACCATTTAATTTGGCCGTCGGAGACTCGCGGTGCGTCCGATTGGGTTATTGCAGGGGTTTGTTGGGTCTCTTGCTTTTTTGGTTCATCCGCAATTGCCATGGCCTGCTCGGGTTGGACCGCTGGTTTTTGTTCCTGAACCTTGCCTTGCTCTGGTTGAACTATTGGTTTTTGCTCGGACTCAGGGGTTGGCGCCGCGCTCTGCTGGATCGGTGACATAACATACCGCTCAACCGAGCCGGATTCCGCTCTTGCGATTGGTTCCATATCGATGAAATCATCAAGTTCTTCGTCGCTCGTGCGGCCAATACCCATTGAAACGTCAGGCGCGTAAATGTCTCCAAAGTAACGACCCGCCCGCATCATGAGCATTTTGTGTTTGAGTTCGGTCTGCCACTTGCTACCAGATTTGGCGTACCAACCTTCCTCAACGGCAAGCTTCATTGAGACGGGCGGGCCTTCGATGACCGGCAAATTAGCTGCCTTGGCTTGGGCTAGTGTGTAGATACCTGCTGGCATGACAAAGCCATGCGGAAGCGCCCAAGCCACTGATTGATAGTTTTGCAACGTAACGGAGCGGTCTTCAAATATCGGCCTGTTTTTTGCTTCGTCCCAACCTACTTTTTCTTTGTATGCGGCTGTGAATTCTCCCGTATCAGTCACTTCGAATCGAAGGGGCGTGAATCGGCGCGAAGCATTAACACCGGCCACAACAAACTTGTCGGACCAACGAAGCTTGCCCTCAATCACATCGGCGTTTTGCATAACTGCGGTGACCGACATACCTACGGTTTGAGCAACCTCAATTGCTACCAAACAATTGCCGATTGCTGCAGGGTTTTCGATGATGTTTTCGCGGCTCCCCGCTTTTTTTACTGTGAACGCGCGAAACGCAGCGGGCACTGCATCGCTTGTGCTGAAAGCGGTTGCGACCCGGTTTGCAAGGGCGAATCCTTGCGTGCTAAACATATCAACCTTGACGTCGCTTAGTGTTTGAGCGGGTTTTGGTAATAGGGTGTTACTCATGACTTTCTTCCTTAAAAAACCCAAAAGCTTGGGCGAATTGATAAAGCCCTGTTGATCGGGCAAAAATTAAAGATTGATTGCGGTACTCGTCCGTTTTAAGAACATCCCGAGTGCCCAAAAGGTCGGTAGACATTCCGGACCGGTCGCTAAGCGCTTTGCACCACAAATACATGGCCAAGCACCACGCAAGCATGTGCACGTCGCCAAACCAGTCAAAGACTCGAGCTAGAATTTTCATTCGCCCACCTCGTCCTCTGCCTCGGAATCAAGCCATGCGGCAAACGCTGGCTTGCAAGCCTCTAAAGCTTTGACTAGATCGGCAATCGGCAAAAGACCTGCCATGTACAAGCCGAGCGAGTCTTGCGCTACCTCGGCGTTTGCTATCTGTTGTTCGCACGTTAAATTTGGCAATTCTTTGCCAGTGCCCGAAAGCACATTCCAGAACTCACGGTCGGCAAACTTTCTTTTGACGAACTCGGGGTCCATCGCAAGCGCCGCTGCTTGCTCGGCTCTGCGCTGGTCGGCGTCCACTTGGTCTAAGTGCCGGTACAAATCACGCTCGATAGGGCAGTTCATAACGGCCCCCAAACATAAGGCGAAGTTGCGAACACCATCAAGATAGCTACGACAAGAATAGAAAGTGCGACTTGCAGCAAATCGCTCGCTTTGATCTTTTTTTCTTCCCGATGTTTTCCACTGTTGTTCATTGTTGCCCTTTCTTTTTGCATGTTGTTATGCATTAACTACACTATACCTCATGGGTATGTTTAATGCAATACCAAAACGGTACTTTATTTTAAATGGGCGAAAAAAAACCGCCGAAGCGGTGCGTTTTATGAATTTGATTGTCTCAAAAAATGTTTCCGACTAAGCTGCCTGCGCCAAGCCCTATGAAGCCATAAACGATATAAAGTTGACCATCACCTTCATGAGCTCGCGCTACTAAAAGGCCAAGAAAAAGACCAATTAAAGAACCTAAATTCAGACCCTCCCCGTTAAAGTAAGAGGTGCTTTCTAAAATGCCAAACCGATCCGCCCATGCGTTAGAAGTAATCATTAGTAATGCGATTGCTACAATTACCTTCATAGCCCACCTTTGCCGGACTTATCGCGAACTCGTCCAATGATGACAAGCGTTTCTGGAATTTTATCGGCAGTCAAAATTTCTGTGGGGTACGTCGCACTATTGTCGCTTTCGATTAACATTGATCCGTCTACACGCAGCCGTAGGCGCTTGACTCTTAGCTCGTTGCCCATTCGCACGGCGTAAACTTTGCCATCAATTACTGTGGTTTCGGCCATGTTGACAAGGATTGTATCTCCGTCAAACAGGGTCCGTTCCATAGAGTCTCCGCGAACTTTGAATCGACGACACTTGCTTGGATCAATTCGCTCCGAACGAAACCATTCAAGCCGGTAGGAGGCTTGCGTGCCTTGTGTGTCGGGTTCAATGATTGGTTCGTAACCGATTCCGGCGGCAAATTGGATCGTGCTTTCGCCAATCAAAACAGTGTCGCCGAAATTGCTGTGTTGGCTCAGATTCGCTTCATTTTTGCTTGCCGGATCTTCATCTAAAAAGTTTTTTGGAAGGCCAAGCTTTGATTCGATTGATTTGGCCATAGCCGTGGAAATAGCTTTGCGCCCCTTTTTGTCAGCGGGGTAGAGCATTCGACCGACATAAGATTGATCTAGCCCGACCGTGTTTGCAAACGTGACGCGCTTGCCCAAGAACCGGTCTCCAATCAGGCGAAGTAAATTTAAACGGCGTTTTTCTTCAATGTCCATACCGCGCATCTTGCGTCAAACCAAAATGATTGCAAAACAATAAAAAGGCTAAAAGTTGCATTAAAAATACCTTTCAGGTACTATTTGTGCATGAAATTAATTGCCTACATCAATCAACTCCCAACAGAGGCTGACCGCAGCCAATTTGCCAAACGGTGTGGCACGACGATTGGCCGGATGAGAAAAGAGTGCTATCGCAACGATGGGCCAAGGTTCAGCGCGGGGCTTGCGGTGCGGATCGAAACTGAGTCCGATAGGTTGGTTTCGCGGTATGACTTGAGATTGGACGCTGTGGATATATGGGGTGAGCGCACAGAACCAAAACCAGAACTGGCGAAGGCGGCTGAGCATGGCTAATAGGTTTTCTAGCGGGCGCAACGAAACACTTGAAGATCGAAAGCTTAGATTTTCCAAGCTTGGCAAAGCAACGCACGAACTTAAAACGCACGTCCCCGAGGAAATCAAACTCGAATGGGCGATGAAAGCTTCGATGCTAGGTACAACTCCGAGCGCTTTGCTTGCTGATTTAGTCATTGTGAACCTCCGTGGGCCTGAATTCTTAAAGAGTTTACTTGACGAACGCCTTGAAGCGCTCGGTGAAAAGAGGGCCAATTGAGGGCCAAATTGTTAAATGTGGGCGTTGTGCAGAGCGTGGCGTGTGATGGCGCCGGTCTCCTCCGAACTCGCGCCGGACGAGATCTGCACATTCCGGCACCCCGAATACCAGAGAGCCGACGCCATCGGTTGTCAAATGCGACGTGCAAAACCGGCTGTGCCGGTCCGGTAATTGTTGGCGTCTAGGCCGGACACCTATTTCAACAAAATTCAATTAAGCGCATGAAAAAAATCTACATATCAGGCCCGATGACTGGCTTACCAGAACTGAACTTTCCAGCATTTATTCAAGCCGCAGCGCGATTGCGAGCGATGGGTTTTGAGGTGGTTAATCCGGCTGAAAAACAAGAGGAATTGGTGGTTTTTTCGGAAAGTTCAGAGGAAGAAATTTGGCAATACTTTCTTAAAAAAGACCTAAAAGCCATGCTCGATTGCGACGAGATTTACATGCTGGAAGGCTGGGAAAACTCGAAGGGCGCGCACTTAGAAATGCATGTGGCGCATCGGGTTGGAATAAAGGTTCTGTTCGAATCACGAAACACATCGTTGGTGGCATAAGAACATGCGCTTTGGTTCTGTTTGCTCGGGCATTGAGGCGGCTACAGTGGCTTGGGCCCCGCTTGGTTGGGAGCCGGCATGGCTTTCAGAGATTGAAAAATTCCCAAGCGCACTGCTTGCCGAGAAATATCCCACAGTTAAAAACCATGGCGACATGCGGCTGCTGGAAGACCTAATTCGAACTGAAGCCATTGAAGCACCTGAGCTCTTTTGCGGTGGTACGCCCTGTCAGTCGTTCAGCGTGGCCGGTAAACGCGATTCGCTTGACGACGAGCGAGGGAATTTAACACTAACTTTTTGCGAGATTGCTGATGCAATTGACGATGTTCGAATCAACGCCGGCCGAAAGCCAACAATCGTTTTTTGGGAAAACGTGCACGGAGTTTTTAGCGCAAAAGGAAACGCGTTCGGTTGCTTTTTGGGCAAGCTTGCCGGTGAAGACCGCGCATTGGAAGCACCAAGGGGCAAGTGGAAAAACGCTGGTTGTGTGTTTGGACCCAAACGCGCTATCGCCTGGCGCACGCTCAATGCTGAATTTTTCGGAGTGCCCCAACGACGTCGTCGAGTCTACGTTATCGCAAGTGCTATGGACGGGCTCGATCCCGCAAAAATACTTTTTGAGCAAGCGAATGGCTCAGGGAATATTGAACCGCGCAGCAAAACGCGGAAAGACGTTATCGGAACGGTTACAACGCGCACTGACGGAAGTGGCAGAGCAAGATTAGATTTTGCGTTAAGCGGTGGTCTACAGCCCTATTTGCACACCGAAACATGTTCAACGCTTAAAGCGCGTGATCATAAGGGCCCGAGTAGTGACGGTGACGGTGACGGTGACGGTGACGGTGCTGTTCTGGTGCCTATGGTTTATTGCATTCCTGCGACTCATATTGGGTGTTCGCCGGAACATGGCGGCAATTCGAAGTTGTTTTGGGAAAACAAATCACCGTGCTTAACTTCGGATGATAAGCATGCCGTCGTTTCTGTTCAAGGCGCCCAAGACCCCAATGTATCGACCGAATTGGCGCATTGTTGCGGCACGAACAGAGGCCAAGAAAATATTGTTTTTATTTCGGAAAATCAACGGGGTGAGGTCAGAACTTCGAAAACGTCACCAGCATTGGGTTTGGGCGGTGGCAAAGCAGGGCAGGGCTATCAGGCTGTGCTGGAACCCAAAGCCAATAGGCAATGGCCTGCCGAAATTGCCGGAACCCTTGATACCGCGTATGCGACAAAATTGGGGTTGGAGAATCAGCATATCAATTCAGGGGCAACGCTTTTTGCTTTAGGGAAAAGCGCAAAGTTAGAGATGCACGTTCGCCGACTACTGCCGATTGAGTTTGAGCGGCTACAAGGTTTCCCCGACGAATACACCGTAACGAAAACATCAAGCGATACAAGCCGGTACAAAGCGCTTGGGAATTCATGGGCCGTGCCGGTTGTTCGGTGGATCGGTGAGCGGATTGCTCAAGCCGTGGAGTGCATTGCGTGAAAAAAGATCAGCTCGCGGTCAACCCATTTGCAATAGTTCCGATTGAGATTTTGGCCGACCGGCGACTAGGTTTATGGCACATCAAAGTTCTGATTGGCCTTCTGTCTTTTCGCAACAAAAACACCGACATGATATTCCCAAGCCGAGAAGCTTTGTCGGAGCGAATTGGGATACATCCGTCGAATATTTCAAAAACAACAAGCGAATTAGTAGAGCTCGGGTGGCTTGAAAAAATTGGTGAAGGTGGGTTTTCAAAATCCAGTCGTTACAAGATTTTGGTACCCAGTTTTTCGACAACTACCGTAGCGGATTCCACTACTGAAAAACTATCCACAACCGTAGCGGAAATAACTACCGTAGTGGAATCAACTACCGTAGCGGATTCCACTATTCTAACCGTAGCGGATTCCGCTATACGCGACGTAGCGGATTACACGACACGCAAAGAACAGACCACATTAACAGACAATGAACAGACCAATAATATTGTGCGTTCTGCGAAACGCACTATTCAATATTCTGTCGGGTTTGAAAAGTTTTGGGATTGTTGGCCAACCAACAAACGCAAAGTCGGAAAGTTCAAATGCTTCGGGATTTGGAAAACCAAAGGACTCGAATCTAGGGCCGAGGAAATGTGCACGTTGGTGCTCGCTTGGTCCAAAACAGAAAGTTGGTTAGGCGACTTTCAACCGTTGCCGCAAACATGGCTAAACGGCCGATACGACGACGGGATGCCTCCCGAGGATGCGCCCAAAGAAACCGTGCCTTGGTACATGACGTCATCCGGAATTGAGCGAGCAGGGGCAAAGCTTGGGATCAAGCAAGGTGACGCCGAAACTTTTCCAGCGTTCAAGGCTCGCGTTTTCCGAACTGGCGAGAAGCGAGCACCCGAACTGGTTGTAAAAATCGGGGAAAACTGGCCGGACTGGCAACGACGAGTCAACGACCACGCGGGCGTTCCAGCATGAAATTGCGCCAAGACCAAAACCAAACAAAAACTTTACAAGGAGCGTCCATGCAGTTAGCCATCGACTTTAATGCGCGTGACCGAGCGATTGAACGACCGCTACGCAAAGCACAGCAATCAGACCCCACTTTCAGCGAGCGAGCCAAAGACTGCATGTTGAAAACTTTGGCCAAGTTTGTGCAGTGTAGTGGCGAATTTTTGATCAACGAATGCAAACTTGCTGGGATCGTTCCCCACGACGACCGTGCTTTTGGTGCGCCAGTCAATTCGCTTTTGAGAAACCACCAGATCAGGCGTGTTGGCTACTGCGCACGTAGCAAAGGCCATGGCACCCAAGGCGGTTCGATCTACGCTCTTTGTGAGGTGCAGCATGGCCAGTAGCAGACACGCCGACTTGAAAAAGCAGTACGACGAAAACCCCGATTGGTGGGTGGTGATGTGCATCAACAGGTGGTCCGAATTGCGTTGGAGCGTGACCAAATCCCCATCGTGGTGGGACGATTGGGACTACCGCCTAGACAAATCCGACAAGCACCCCGACAACTTAAAGCCTGATGTGGCAAAGGAAAAGCAAATGACAATGAAACTAACAGAACAGGGCAGGCAGGCTTTGAGGTGGTTGCTTGAGGGAAAGCAGGTTGAGTATCGAATTGACTCTGTCTACATTTGGGTAGATTTGCAGGGAAACAATGTCTTAGACGCTTTTTGTGGTGATGACGTTTCATTCCGCATCGCAAAGCCAAAACTAAAGCTAGTCGATATGTCAAAACTGCCCAAAGGCACGATGACGGATCACGGCGAAGTGGTGCACAACAAGTTTGGCGCTATCAGTTGTTACTTTGTGGGTGATTTGAATTTATCACATCCGAAAGCGCAAAAAATACGCATAACAGAACAAACCGAGTTTACATTTTGGCAGGGTGGTGAATGTCCGGTGCCAGACGGGTTGCGCTTTGAGGTCAAAACGAGGGGTGGGGCTAGCTTTGGATGTCTAAAGCCAAGCGGCCTGCGCTGGTCGCACGAGACTGAGCCAACCGACATTATCGGCTATCGAATTATTGCTGTTGCTGACGGCTGGACAGACGATCCAGAGCAAGCGCAATGACCGGTCTGCCCAAAGGTTGCCCAAAGAATGGGCTCGAAAAGCCAATTGACCCAACAGAATCTTGGTCAGAGCACCAACATCAGGTGCAAGTGATCAGGTATCGAGACTTCGTTGTTGCCCACAAACTACCTGGCCATGAAGCTTTGAAGTGGTTGCACTCGGTCCCGAATGGCGGGCAACGCCATGTCTTAGTCGCAGCCAAGCTCAAAGCCGAAGGAGTCCTACGCGGCGTGTCAGACCTTATGCTCGATTGGCGCATGGGCGACAAATCAGGCTTGCGAGTCGAGCTAAAGGCTTGTTGGCGCGGCGCAAAGCCAACGCGCGAGCAAGCGCTATACCTTGAGCACGCCGAGTCGCAAGGCTTTGTAGCTGTCGTTTGCCATGGGTACAAAGAAGCATGGCGCGCAATCTGTGACTACTTGCAAATTCAAGATCCGCTCGGGAGGTAAAAACATGCGCGCTAGTAAGCAAGTTTTCGCTGCAATCGTCAAAGCAGTCACGACAAAGCCAAAAAATTACGACGATGATATTTTTGCTTTCATCAACTGTCACCCCAAAACTGAGCAACAGATTGTGCAGCACCTAGGCGTGTTGACCGACGTTGTCCGGTCGCGTATTCCTGCGCTTATCGAAGCCAAAAAGCTGATCGAGTACACGGCGCACACAGAACAACGGCGTCTTTACCTTTATTGCTTGCCTGGCCAAACAGACTTAATTCAACAGGTTTTGAAGCCAACAAACAATCATTCGATCAAGCAACTGAACGCAAAGCAAGTCGTTGTGTTGCAGATCTTGCAAGACGGTCCGGCGGAAATGCGAGAAATAGCCGACAAACTCGGCGTGCCTGGACACATCGTAACCAAACGCTTGCAAGTCTTAGCTCAAGCAACAAACTTTAGACCTGCTTATGTGCGGCTTGTTAAGCGCGACACGCGATATGAGTGGGAACTAATCAAATGAATTGGATACTCGAAGAAGAACATCCAGCGACGGACGTTGTTGAGTTCGTGATCTACAATCTGCAAAAGCAAGCCGCAACCGGCGAGTTTAAGGGCGCATCAAAGGCTGATATTGCAGATCAGTGCGTAAGTCTGAGCTACGACACGATTCGGACAGCCTGCGGTCATCTAGTGAGCCGAGGACGCATTACAGTCAAACAAGTGCCGAACCCTCGCAGGCTCGGCCCTAAGAATACTACAGTGTACTTTTTGGACCCAAAATCGGTACCAAAGCTCGTTAATTCCTAGCCCGTTCGACTCGTTGGGCAACCCATTCGCTCGCGCTCATTGATGAGTCAGACGCCAGTTTTTGCAACTTGGCTTTGATTTCGGGCTTGAATGTAAGCTTCATTTCAACCACAGGGTTTGGTTCGATTGGTCGGCCAGCGCCCTTTCGAGCACCCCCCATTGGTTTCGGTGGAGTCATGCTGGCCTAGCTTCCAACTCACTTGGTTGCTCTAATCCTTCAACCATTTCTGACTCGCTTTTATAGCCAGCGTCTTGTGCGCACAAATCGCGTGCCTGCTGCGCAGTATCAGCGTGATAGATGCCAAATTCATGGCCGTTTGCACTTACAACCCATGCTGTTAATTGTTCGCTCATTTTTATTTCCTTTTTAACTGTGGGTGTGTTTGTCGAACTAACTTAACGTGGCTACAGCGCTACATCTTTGCCTGTGTAGCCGTTTTTGCCGAGCAGGGGCAGGTGTAACTTACCCATCACGTTTACTTTTACGTGTACCGTTGTTTGTGTGTCAAACCGATTAACAACCCAATACATTTGAGTCGTTGCTCCTGTCGGCACTGCGGCTGTGCTTACGCACTCTGCTTTGCCTTGCTTAATCAATTTTAAAGCGTAGCCGCGCGTTAGAAATTTTGCGGTTTCTGAATTTAGTGTTTGCATTTTGGATCTCCGGCTGTTGAATCAGGATTGATTCGATGATTAGAATTATACGGTCGTAACAATCAAGTGTCAAGCGCCTTATTGATATATTTTTTAATCGTTTGTTGCGCTCTGATTGCATAAAACTATCAATTAATCGCACGACACCCGTTCCAAGTGTCGATTTAAGTTTTTAGCTGTTGCATTGTTCGCGCAATCCTTTGATCCGGCGCAAATATGTCAGCAACAGTCGTCAATACAACGCTTAGAGATGCATTGCTTGCTTCGGCCGCAAATGGAGCGACTCAACTCGCTTACTTGCAGATCGTTGTTGCAGCGTGCGGTTCGGCTCCTACTTTTGTTGCTAAAGCGAGTTCTGGCGCGCAACTCAAAGTGTGGACCATTGCGCCGCCGACGGTTAGCAATGACAATCCGCGTCGGCTTGCATTCGCTGATAGTTATTTAGCAGTCACGGTTACGCAAGCCAACTTGCCTGCTTCAGCCACAACACTGACTTTACGCGACTCGCAAAACAATGATTTGATCGTGTTTGCCGGTGTTTTCGCGCGCGGATTGATTGAAACAATTGACGGCGAAGGGTTCTCGGGGGCTTTGTTTACAGCGCCGAGCGCTTTGCCTTTTGATGGCAGCGGTGGTGGCGGCGGATCATTCCCGCAAGGCCAGTCGAGCGACTTTACTGCTTTACTGGTGCCAACAGTCGGCGATTACGAGCTAAGACAGCCGGTTATTACTGCCAATGCGACGTTTCAAGTCGTTCCAACATCCGGCCAAGTCTTTTGGCTCAATAACACGATCGAAACGCTACTTACAGTTGGCGCAACGCTTACACCAGCGCAATTCAAGACTTTGTTTTATCGACCGGAAAACGGGGCTTCTGCAGGCCAAGCCGGTGGTGTTGAGTACACAGTCAACGCGGTGGTCAAGCGCTGCTCGATCAATAAAGTCGTTTGGTCAACGATGTTTGGCCCGACAAAAGCCCGATTGCGCATTTTCAGCGCTGCGACCGCTGGCACGCAAGAATTCGAAGGCTTGGCGAACTTACATGACTGCCCATCAGATCCACTCAATCGACTCAAGCGCGGACCTTTGCCGAGTGCAATCGCTGGCGTAGGCTATCAATACTGCGCAACTGGATCGATTGCTGTCACGGCTCCGGTCGCCAAAAACGGTTTCAACGTGCATTTTCAAAAGTGGTACACGCCGAGTAACGGTTGTGTCGAGATTGCGGCCGATACCTGGCCTAGCGCTACTGGCAAGTGGCCCTTGCGGACCGGATCGGATGCTTTAACAACTGATCCAAACGCTCGCTCGCTTGACTTCGTTGAGATTGATTACCTTGATGGCAACGACGCGGTTTACACGGCGTCGGGCGAAAAAGCAGGGCGTTTGCGAGGTACAACAACCGGTAGCAACGAGACTCGCGTTCGATTGAGTGCGGGCGCTTATGCTTGGTGGTGGAATAAAGAAGCTGCGATTACAGGTGTTGAAAACAACCCGAATGTGCTTTACGCGCATCGCATCACGCCGACAATGGATGCATTGGGCAGCTATCAAAACCCTAACGGCGGTGGAAACATCTATTTATCACCTCGGTTTCCAGTCAACGGGCTGTTTAGCGGGGATCACTTTGGCTATATGGGTCCAGGTGATGCCGGTGCTTTAACCAAAACAACTAGCGCGGGCGGGCAATCTCAAGATCGTGAACCTTGGCACCATGCCGAACAAATGGTTTTGGATCGTGGCCCTAACGCGGTTCGTCGCTTCACGTCGCAAGGCGCAGAGACTTACGGTCAGATCATGCGCGACGTGGCTGATTGTGCGGTCAATGGCGTGCCAGCAGTATTCAAAACTCACCCTTTTGGTGGCCCTTTGGACACTTCGCGGTACCCGACAGATCAGCGCCGCATTTATTTGGCTCGCTCAAGCGGCTTTGGTGCACTTAACTACTTGCATAGCGGCGATACGGGCGGAATCAGCCCGTTTCCGACTCTTGGTGTTGTGGATCTGGACTATGCCAACACAAAGCACAACGGTTTCCAGATCGATCAAGCGCATCTTTATACCGCTTGCACTGGCGCTTACGCTCTAACCGGCTCGGTTCGTTACTTTTTTGGTAGTCAGTTTATTCCGGTAGCCGCGCAACTCATGACTAATCCGATGCTTCGGGAAAACTTAGTCTTGACTACCTTCGGTGGATTAACCAATGGGCTTGAGCCTTTTTATCGCTCGACCGTTCGGCCTTTGATGGAGCTAGAAAAGTCTGCTCGCGTTGCTCCGGCCTATGCCGATGGAATGTGGATCGATCAAAGTCAGTTGCAGTCCGTTGTCGATACAAGCTGGGCGAACATTGATGCGTATTTTGCAACCGAAGAAGCCTCAACAGATCCACGAATTAGACCTGCTTGGCGTTTGGGTATGCGTCCGTTTACAGCGGCAGTGCTCCAAACAACAAACTTTAGCGAGGATGTAAGACCAACGGCACTAGGCACTAATCAAAACAATTTCCCTGCGCAAACGGAAAATACCCGCGCTTGGGGATGGGTAAATCACGCTTGGGATGCGGCTTATGCAATGCCGTTGTTCTTAATGCGTAAAAAGTTTGGTCGAGGAACTACTGCTTGCTATCGTTTCATGCGCAAATTGCTGCGCTACGCTTTGTTTGGTGCTTTGGATTGTCCTCAGTCAGTGCAGCGGCACCCATTTATTATGTCGCCGAGGTACTTGGGCTCTGAAACTAACATTCCTTTGCCAAGCGCTGCATGGGATAGCAGCAACAACTCTGCTAATCCGTGGGCCTCGACCGCTGCAAATAACACTCCTGCTTGGGGTGGTGTTGAGCTCGATAGTTTTGTCACGATTCGCAATAAGCGCGGTGAGCCCGATGATTCTGCGTCCGGCAACATTCAAATGAATGCAAGTCGGACGTTTACAGTTCATCTTTGGTGGCAAGTTATGGAAACCATCGCGCGCGAGTTCCCATTTATTGCAGCCGAGCCTGAGTTTTCAGCTCGATTTGATACTGGATTAGCTTGGTATCGTCGCCAACATCAATTAGTCAAAGAAGCATTGACCGCTTGCGAAGCTGTTTATACGCCAGGTCAAAGTCACTTTTTACTCACTGGCAGAACTGATTTGGCAACGGCTAATCCGACCGTGAATCAGACGCAAGGTGCTTACTACTTGAGCCCAGGCCAAATGATTATGTCTTTAGAGCCAACTGGCCCAAGCAATCCAAAAGTTTGGACGCAAAACGATACTGCGCCACTAAATGCATCAAGCTTTACCGAAGTTGGCCGGTTTAAGGTACCTGCTATTGCTTCTGGCGTGAATATGACGTATGCAAACGGGGGCCTAGCGCTCAAGACTGGTGGTGCAGAGCCTGAGTTTTACGTGCTGGGAAATCGCGCTCAATCAACAGAGGGCTACATAGTAAGGTGCGCTTTAATCAAAGCACCCGCAACGCTTGCAGCGCCAACGGTAGCAACAGTCAGTTCAATACCGGCAGCAACAACTTTGCAAGCAACCGCCGACGCCTTAGACGGCAACGTGGCTACCAAAATGTTTAGTGTAAACGGCCTAGGTCACGCTGGTAACGGCATTAATATGTTAGGTATTGGCTACGACCAAGCAAGCGAAAAGCTTATTATTTCAATGGCGCCATTCTACGGCGAAGCACCTGCCGGTGATTATGCTGGAACTGTATTCACTCGTTCGGCAAATCTTACTCAAACCGGAACTACTTTGGGGCCGGTTAAATTGGGTTCCGAGCACCCGCGCCGCACTCCTGGGCCACTAGTAAAGATACCAACAGCAACAGCGACGGCGTGGGGCGTTCGTCCGTGGGCAAGTGGCGGCTCCGCTGGTTTGAGTGTTGCTGATACTTGCGCACAAGGACCGAATCTACATTGTTTTAACCCCGCCGATATTACGACTGCCGGAGCTACGATCAGCACTAATGTGCTTGCGAATTATTACTTTACGTCTGATCCAAGCTTAAGAAAAACACTAAGCGAGGCGGTCGGCTCTGTTTACGACTCAATCGGCAACTACTCGCCAGCCCCCGGCATCATTCACTCTCGTAAAAACGACTATTGGGATTGGACGTCCCACATTCGCGGTGGGCCGGTGTTTTTTGAGTCTAAGCAAGTAGTTGCGTTTTTTGGGATGGTAGGAACAGGCCGCAACAGCTATCGAGGTGACGGTACTGTCACCGATCCCGCAATGATCTGGTCACTTGGTGGCGCTACCGCTGCGGCTCCGGTTATTGTTGATGATCCGGCAAACGTAGTGGGCAACAAGCCTCGTGGATACCCGTACAAACGTCGTTGCATTGTTGTGCCGTACTCAGAGTATCAAGCGGTTTTGGCAAACACAAAAGCACCCACCGATGTTGTGCCGTCGGCAGTTTTTGATATGCCCGCTCACAATCTTGTCCTAGATAAATCGCGACAAGGCAATCAAGCGCTGCCTGCTGGTATTGAACACGCTGGATACACAGTTGTAGGAACAGCTTTGGATACAAGTGTTACACCAAATCGACTTTATGAGCTGTATGGCGGCACCGACCAACTAAACGGCACTTTCGGCGATGCAATAGTTCGCGTTTATGAGGTGGCCTGATGCCTTTCGTCGTCGAATTTACTGATGCAACATTGGCCGCAAACGACCGGCGCGAAGTGGCAACTGTTCGCCAAAGGTTCCGAGTGCAGAGCGTCGATCTTACGAATGGCTCCGTACTTCTGTATTTCAACACTAGCAGCGATACAGCCAATCCGTTTAGCAGTGTTGCTGGGCAAGATGGTTACTTTTGGCAAGTGGTCCGAGGCGCGGGCACATCCTCACTCATTTCTTTTTCTGATGGCGGCAATCAGCTTGGCGTTCCTGGCGCATGGGCGCCAACAGTTCCGGTTTTACCGGCAAACGCAACCCCAACCGATTTTGTAATCGAGAGCGATGGGCTTGGAAACATAACTGCAAGCATGACGAACGCAGGCACGACATATGAATTTGTCACCACGACCGCGCCCCCGAGGTCAGGCCGATTCGCTGGATTTTTTAGCAACAACGGCAACACTGGCACAAATGGAGAGTGGTCCCGCTTTGATGCAGGCACAGTGCCAAACGCACCGACCGATCCGGTCGTATCAAATTGGACCGCCACGAGTGCGGAAGTCGATGTAACGCCACCAGCAACGGGCACGGCCGCAACAGGTTTTGAAAGCCGGTTCAAACTAGCGTCCGGATCGACTTGGTCCGCTTGGACCGCGCACGTCCCTGCATTTTATGTATTTACTGGCTTGGCCCAAGATATTTACGACGGCGAAACCCGAGGGACGAATGCTATTGGTGCAGGCGCGGCTGTTGCGTATCAATTTGCTCCGCTCAACGTTTGGACCGGTGGCGGATCTGGCCCGAGTGGTGCAGTTCTTTTAACCGGTGGTCCGTTCACGATTGCCGAGGGCCAGACGGTTTGCGGGATCGTAACGATTACCGACTTTGATCAACCCAGTGGCCATACAACGGTCATTGCTGGTCTTGATGCGGCTTTATTTGCTTTGGTGGCAGTGCCTGGGCAGGCAATGCAGCGTCAGTTAGTGTTTTTAAGCGCGCCAAACTTTGAAATGCCGCTCGATGTCGGCGCAAATAATGTCTACAACATAACGATCACAGCGACGGATTCTCTCGGCAATGTGAGTGCGCCGCTTGCTGTTGTCGTAACGGTAACCGATGTCAATGAGTCAGCGACAACACCTACCTTAAGCGGTGGGCCATTCGTGGCACTGGAAGGACAAACCTCTTGCGGCGTGATCACGATTCAAGACGTTGATCAGCAATCAGGCCATAGCGTTGTGCTCTCAGGAGTCAATGCAAGTTTGTTTGCTCTGACTGCGGTACCTGGCCAACCGATGCAGCGACAATTGTCATTCATTGCGCCTGCTTCTTACTCGGTGGGCGGCAGTAACACGTACAACGTGTCGGTCACTGCAACCGATTCTCAGCTGAACGTTAGTTCGCCACTTGCTGTTGTGGTCACAGTAGCCAAAATCATTACGGCACTCGCGCTATCCGGTGCAACGACGCTGAACCCTAATCAGTCATCGGTTTATACCGTGGTTGATCAAAGCAATAGGCCGGTTGAAACGGCTGCTTTGTCCTGGCTCGGTGCCAACGGTGGAACATTTAGTGGCGTAACCAATTCGCAAGGGCAAGTAACACTGACTACCGGCGCTACGGTCGGAAGCTTTAGCTTCAGAGCCCAATCAGGTGTGATTGCATCACCCGCTTTTAGTTTTTTCATTCAGCCCGTTGTGAGTGGTGGGGCTGTTGATGCGATTCAAGCGGCAGAAAACGATCAAAACCCCAAATACACCGAAGAAATGTTTCCTTACGTGTTCGACTTCGCGGGAATTTTAGCCGAGGACGAAGCAATCATGTCGATCTTGTCTGTGACCTGCCAATCGTCACCCGTTTCCTACGATCCAAACAGCGCGGCAATGCTTTTAGGGACACCACAAATCTTTGGCAAGCGCGTAGTGCAATTCATCGACAAAGGTCGGCCCAATGCCACCTACATTGTCCGAGTGAATGTGCAAGCCACGCGATCAAGGGCAACGAGCGAAATACGATTAAGACTATTTTCAACTACAGGAAGGCGCACTTAGCAATGAGCGATAAAGATACGGCTGCAGCAGCCACGGCGACTGCTATGGCAGAAATGTCAAGCAAAGTCACAATGATCAGTAGCGGTGTTACGGTAGCCTTTGGCTTAACGCTGAACGAATGGGGCGTTATTGTCGGTATTGCGACAGCCCTGGGCGGCTTGGCCGTCAATGTTTATTACCGGCGCAAAGAATATCGGCTCCTGGAAGCTCAGCACGCAAAAAATCCAGTGAAGGACTTTCGGTAATGAGCCCAAAGGTCAAAGCAGCGGTGGCTATTGTGGCGGTTTTTGCCGTGCCCTTTGAAGGGTTGCGGCATTACCCGTACTACGATCCACCTGGAATTTTGACTGTTTGTTTTGGTAGCACATCCAATGTGATCAAAGGGCGTTATTACCCAATCGAGGAATGCAAAACAAGGCTTGAACGGGATGTTTCAATTGCTGTAACTCATGTCGATCGATGCGTACCCAAAGCGCCAGTTGCGGTTCTTGCGGCTTTTACTGATGCTGTCTACAACATTGGGCCTCGGATTGCCTGCGATCAAGCGCAAAGCACTGCCGCGCGCTATTTGGCTAAGGGTGAATGGGTGAGGGCCTGCAATGAACTCCCGAAATGGAACAAGGCAAGGGTAGCGGGGCGATTAGTTGAATTACCTGGACTCACAAAGCGACGAGAGGCAGAGCGCAAGCTCTGTATGAGCCATGCTGAGTAGCCTAATCAATACAACTGGTTTGTCGGCGCTTGTATTGCGCGTAATCGCGTACTTGCTAGTGGTCATTGCCATCGCTGGGACCGGTTACTACTACGGATCTAGTCGCACAGCCGACCGGTATGAGGCCATCGCCGCAAAGCTGGAGCAGATACGACAAAAAGCCGAAACCGAGCAATTACGCAAGAACGAAATCGATCAACGAAACGCCAGCGAAAGAATCGCCCAAAAAGAACGCGAGTTATTCAATGCAAAAATTAATCAAAACCGTAGCGCTGACGCTTTGCGCAATCTGCTTGCAAGCTTGCCAAACCCCGCCAACGACGCCAGTCGTAGTTCAGGGACCAAAGATGCCGCCGATCAAACCGGAGTTACTGGCACCTGTGAACCTGCACTTGAGTTATTCACAAGAACTGCTGCTCATGCTGGAAAACTCGCTGTGCGAGCTGATGAACTTGCATTGCAAGTCGCCGGACTCCAAGCCTACGGTCAAGCCTGTTACGAACTAACCAACCCCAAATAGATTTAAGAATTACGAGACATGACGTCTAAAACAGCAAAGCCAATCGAAAAAAGCAAAACGCCCAACAATCAGCGGCGTTCGCGCAAACGAGCGCAAACCGACGACTCTGACATCCCGATCCAGTGGCAACTGTTTGTCGCTGAATACTTTCGCAACGGCAACGGCAAGCAAGCGGCCATAAAAGCAGGTATAGCCGAGTCAGGTGCAACCGGCTGGGCCCATAAAATGCTTGCGCGACCTGGCATTAGACTCGCTCTAGCCAGAATGCGCGATGAAGTGGTCAGCGAAATCAAATGGGAAGCCAAAGACTCGCTGCGAGAGCTATCAGCAATCGCGATGTTTGACCTTAGTGATTTCTTTAGCGATTTAGCATCTGGAAAAATGCGTAGTCTTGATGACATACCCGAAGAAATTCGCCGATGCATTAAGAAGGTCGAGTTTGATGCAGAGCTCGACGAAGATAAAAAACCACTTATTTTTGTTAAAAAAGTAGAGTTCTACGACCGCTTAACCGCTATCGACATGCTCAACAAACACAAAGGCTTCTACGAGAAGGACAACGAGCAAAAATCTAACGCCGTTAGCGACTTGATTCGGCTGCTGCAAAATAAGCAAGGAGCAGGGCTTGAAGTTGCTAAATAACATCCCTCGCACCGATGAATTAGAAGCTCTGCTTGCGGTAGGGCAATGGGATAGCGCTGCTTGGCGACTTGATAACTTGTACAAAGGTATTTCCGAAGACGGCGTTGAGTTTGATTTTCGGATGAATGATGAGCAGCGCAATTTATTGTCAAACCTTTGGTACCGCAACGTCATTTTGAAAGCCCGACAATTGGGCTTCACAACGTTTATTGATCTGATTGGTTGTGATGGCACGCTCTTTAGTTCTAACTTTACCGCGACGATCATTGCCGACACCGGCCCCAATGCTATAAAAATCTTTGAGAAAAAGGTTATCTATCCGTTTGAGCATTTGCCTGGCCCTTTGTATGAGTACTTCAAGTCTCAAATTGTGACTAAAACCAAGTCAGAGTTAACGCTTAAAAACGGTAGCTCAATCTACGCTGGATTGTCTCCGCGCGGTGGCACCAACCAATTTTTGCACATCAGTGAGTTTGGTCGAATCTGCAAAAAATTCCCCGCGAAAGGTGACGAACTCATGAGCGGCGGTTTAGGCTCGGTTCACCAGAACGGTTTTGTATTCATTGAGTCAACGGCCGACGGTAGTGCTGGTCCGTTTTATAACACTACGATGACTGCAAAAAAGTTACAGGACGAAGGCGCTCGACTGGCACACCTGCAATTCAGGTTGCATTTTTATCCCTGGTACCTCAAGAAAAGCTATCGCGTTACTGATCAGGAAGTCAAAGACGTTCCTCTGTCAGCGAACACAATGAAATACTTCGAAAAACTGGAAGCCGAGCATGGCATTCAAGTGGACGACAATCAAAAGGTTTGGTATCACCTCACTGAAGAATCATTGCAAAGCGCGATGCGCCGCGAGCATCCAAGCTACCCCGAAGAAGCCTTCGAAGTGGCAGTTGAGGGCGCTATCTACGAGCGACAGCTTACAAAAATTCGGCAAAACGGGCAGATCGACGAATACCCATGGGATGCATCGCGTCCAGTCAATACGTTTTGGGACTTTGGCGTTGCTGATAAGACTAGCATTTGGTTCCATCAACTGCATGGCATGAAGCATGTATTCATTCGGTACTTTGAAGACAGCGGTCAAGGTCTTGACCACTACTGGAAAAAAATGAATGAGTTTGGCTACACCTGGGGAACTCATTACTTACCGCACGATGCCGATGCACGGCAGCAAACCGATCAGATTGTTACCAAACGCAAGATTTTAGAAAAGCTTGGTGTGCGCAATATAACCGTTGTTACTCGGGTGGCTGATATAAAGACCGGTATTGAACTTGTACGGCAGCGGTTACCAATGGCCTCGTTTGATAAAACAAATACGGTCGACGGCATTTCTTGCCTTGATTCCTACTGTTGGGAGTGGGATAAACATCGCGGTACGTGGATGGATAAGCCTTTGCACAATTGGGCCTCGCACGGCGCCGATGCGCTTCGAGTTTGGGCCGAAGGTTTTACATTCTCAACGCCTCGACCACCGAGCGGGCGCGGCGCAAGAACACAAAGAGATAGTTGGAGAACAATATGAGTAGTGCGGGCATTTTAAGTGCAGCAGGTCGCCCCATGGTGGCTTTTGGCGGCGCCAATTCCTTTAAGACTTTCTTTAAGGGCGACGTCACGATTAGTCTGCAATGGGTAAAAGTCGACGAAAACGACGAGGCGCAACCGTGTATGTGCGTGTATCGCTCGCACGCTTCTCGCTTGATGGCAGCATCGAACAGTGGCGTGTATGTGATTCCCCAAAACACGGCGTATCTTTATGCCGATAGCAAATCGGGCGCTCCAACCCCTTATTTGGTTCAAGATACGCTTGCGATTGCTCAACACTTGGGATTTTTCCCTGACAAAAACACTTGCTTTAGGATTGCCGACGCCATTGTTGATGCGTTGCCAGATCTGATTCGGATGCCTGATGTAAGTGCCGAACTAGACAAAAAACTATTTGCAAAAGGCAAAGTTGGACTTGATCTGCAAGTCAAATTGAATGGTAGCGTCGTGCATGAGGCCGGTGTATGAGTAGTTATTTTCAAGCTCGAGCGCAAGACATCGAGGTCTTGTCAAAGCCGGTCACGATTGAACCGCAAAAGACAGCGGATAAGCATAGTGTCGAGTATCAAGCAGCGTTGCACAAAAAGCTTATGGGCTATTGGCAAGACGAGCGGCGCCGGCAAGGTCCAAACCGTCAGCAAATGGCCACGGACGAAGACTTTTACGACTCAAGACAGCTATCAGCCGAAGATATTCAGATCATGCAAGATCGTGGTCAACCAACCCTTGTATTCAATCGCCTGAAAACACCGATCAAATGGATTCTTGGCAACGAGAAACAGACTCGGCGCGAATTCAAGGTTCTACCGCGTGAAGAAAACGACAGCGCAGCCGCCCAAATCAAGTTTGAGGTCATGAAGTGGCTGAACGACGTCAATATGAGTGGCTTTCATAGCGGCAAAGCATTTGAAGACGCGGTTATCGCTGGAATCGGCTGGACCGAGGTCTTGTATGATGCAGGTTCCGAGCATGGCGTTGTTAAGCGCTACCAATGGTGGCGAGAGATTTACCACGATTCGCGCGATCGATCGTTTGACCTAAGCTCGGCACGGTACATCATTCGGCCTAAATGGGTGGATCTGGACATGGCAATCAGCTCATTTCCAGAAAAAGAGGCTTTGTTACGCCGCGCGGCCGATGATAGCGAGAACAGTTCGAATAGCAACTACTTCTACGGCGAAGATCTAACCAAGCAGGACGAGGATTATTTATCGTACACCGAGCGAGATGGCTTTTTATCAAACCATCACTTTGATGGTGGGCGCGAAGAACAGGTTCAACTGATTGAAGTTCGGTACCGGATTCCTGACCCGAATAAAACGGGCAAAACACTGATTCGTTTTGCGTTGATGGTCGAGATTGAAGACGGGATCATCTACGACATTGAAAACCCGTACGAACACGGTCATTTTGGCTTTGTGCCTCGTTACTGCGAGCGAGGCAAATCCGACAACCTACCCTACGGCATTATTCGCGACCGTCGGGACACCCAACAAGAACACAACAAGCGCCGCAACAAAGCCATTCACATTCTTTCGACACGCCGAATCGTTATGGAAAAGGGCGCAGTCGAAGACATGGAGACATTGCGCGAGGAAGCCGCTCGAAGCGATTCAATCATTGAGCTCGAAGAAGGCGACCGTAGATTTGAAATGACTGTAGACAATCAAATCGCCGAAGGTCACATTCGTTTAATGGAGATCAGTGCGCGCGAGATTGAAGACGGCATGGGCGTCACCGATGAACAAATGGGGCGACAATCCAATGCGGTCAGCGGCAAAGCGATTCTAGGTCGCCAAACCCAGGGTAAAACGGTCAATGCTTCATTAATGGAAAACGCATGGCACGGTGAGCAGCTTGAAGGGCTTCTTATGTTGTCGCTGATCGAGCAATTCATTGATCAAGAAAAAACGATTCGTATTACTGGTGAAAGCGGTGCGGCCAAGTTTTTGAAGGTCAACGGTGTTTTACAAGACGGTCAGCCCGACCCGTCCAATACGATTGTTGGACGTCAAAGCGATTTCGTATTGGCGCCGATGGACCAAACCGCCACCGCGCGGATGCATTACTTGGAGCTCTTGCTCGAAATTGCTTCACAGGTCGGCCAAACTAATGCGGAACTTGGTCAGCGCTTGGTCATGGCAGCTATGAGCGTGTCAGATCTACCATTCCGAGATCAAATCATGTCGGATATGAGAATGTCCATGGGAATGCGCGACCCTACCAAGCCCGCTACCAAGGAAGAAGAAGAAGAACAGAAGCAGCAGCAGCAGGAAGCGTCCGCAATGCAGGCTGAACAAGCGGCCGAAACCTTGCGCAATCTAAAGCTCATAAATGATGAGCTTGAAGCCAAGATTCAAACGTTTGGCGCCCAACTTGAGAAAATCAACGCCGAAACGCTTGATAAGAAAATGGAAGGCTACTTCTCGGCAATGCAGGCCAGTATTCAGTTACTTGCCAACCCGTCTATCGCGCCGATTGCCGATTCGATGCTTGCATCAAAGGCAGGTCAGCCAGGCATTGATTCCGCGCAGGTGCCTGCTCAGGCGGTTGCACCAATGCAGCAACAACCGGCCGATCCTAGTCAAGCCGTAGATCCGGCAACCCTGAATGATCCAGCCGTGTTAGAGCCGCAAGTTATTGAATCGCAGCCCGCTACACCTGGCGTCGGGCAAAACGCCGGAATGAACCCATCGCAAGGAGCTACATAAAATGGTTTACCAAACAGCAGCAGGGCCCTCTGACAAAAAAATTAAAGGGGGGAAAACTAGCTTTGATCACTGGCGTGTTCTTGAGGCCTTACGAACACTTGTTGAAGCGGACAAAATTCGCAACGACCCCGATTTAATGCAGGCGATTTCAACCATTGCCAAGAAGCAACTAGACGAGCAAAAACTCGGCATAAAAACCATGGCTAAACTAGCCGACTAACTTGAAGGAACAATGATGGGAAATGATCAAGCAAACAACGAAAACGACAACACTGACATCGAAGGTGTTGATGATGGCGACAACTTTGGTTTGTCAGATGATGTTAAAGCGATGATGACACCAGCGGAATTGGCCGCTTTTGAGGGCTCAACCGACGATGATGATGCGTTGGCCAGAGTGGTTTCCTCGCTTGACGGTACCGCCGCTGATGCTAAACCGCAATCCGATCAAAGTGCGGCGCAACCATCTGCAGACGGGACGGCGCCACAAACAGATCCT